TAACTGTAGGCACTACTGCCAGTGTGACAGGTAATATTACTAGTGCTAACTTTTTCATTGGTAACGGTTATTATTTGACCGGTATCAATACTGCTAATTTAAACATTACTAATATTTCAAATGGTACATCAAACATCAATGCTGGTGTGGCCAATGGCAATATCACAGTAGGCATTGGTGGAACTAGTAACGTAATACAGTGGGCTTCTACAGGCGAATATGTTACAGGTGTTGTGAGTGCGTCAGGCAATATTACAGGTGGTAATGTTCTAACAGGTGGATTGATCTCTGCAACTGGTAATGTTAGCGGAAACTACATTTTAGGTAATGGTAGCCAACTTACTGGCATTGATGCCACTTCCATACAAAACGGCACATCAAATGTACGGGTAGTCAGCTCAGGTGGTAATGTATCCATTGGAATTGGCGGAACTGGTAATGTAGCAGTGTTTGCAACAACTGGTGAATACATCACTGGGTTATTAAGCGCAACTGGCAATATCATTGGTGACAATTTAATAGGTTCGGTTGTTAGTGCAAGCGGTAATGTCACTGGTGGAAACATCCTAACTGGTGGATTGATATCTGCAACTGCTAACGTAACTGGTGGAAACATTCTAACTGCTGGATTGATTTCAGCTGCTTCAACTATTACCTCAGCTCAAACCATAACTGCTGGTAATTTAATTACTAATGGATTAACTGAAACAAATAACTTCAGCATTACCGGTAACGTAACTGGTAATTTGTTGCCAAGTGCTAATACAATATATAATTTAGGTGGCCCTGGACAACTTTGGAAAGATTTGTATCTATCAGGAACTACTCTTTATCTTGGCTCTCAAAGTTTAACTTCTAATGCTACTGGCCTTGCAACAGCAAACATTTTTTCTGCCAACAGTATAAACGCATTCAACGACATAACTGCTGGAAACTCAGTATCTGCTACAGGTAACGTCACAGGTGGTAATGTTCTAACAGGTGGATTGATATCTGCTGTGGCTACAATCACAGGTGGCAACTTGGCCACAGGCGGCACAGCAAGTGCCGCAGGTAACATCACTGGTGGCAATGTTCTAACCGGTGGATTGATCTCTGCCACATCAACCATTACATCAGCAGCCACAATTACTGGTGGCAATTTAGCCACAGGTGGCACAGCAAGTGCCACAGGCAACATTACAGGTGGTAATGTTCTAACAGGTGGATTGATTTCAGCAGGTGGTGCAATTACCGGCACAACAATCACTGGATCAACATTGAGTTCTACAGGTAATGTAAACACTGTGGGTATAGTTGGTACAGGTAATATTTCAACAACTGGTAACATTTCCGGCAATTACATCCTGGGCAATGGTAGCCAACTTACTGGCATTGATGCCACATCAATACAAAATGGCACAAGTAATGTGCGTGTGGTAAGTTCAGGCGGCAATGTAGCCATTGGAATTGGTGGTACGTCAAACGTTGCTGTATTTGCCACAACTGGCGAGTATGTCACAGGTGAATTGAGTGCAAGCGGCAATGTCACCGGTGGTAATGTTCTAACTGGCGGATTGATTTCGGCAACTGGTAATGGTACATTTGGTAATATTTCCACAACTGGATCAGGTGGTAATATTTCTGGTGCCAACGTAATTTCTAGTACCACACTCAGTGCCACTGCTAACGTAGTTGGCGGTAACATAACAACTGCCGGACAGGTAAGTTCTGTAGGCAATATCACAGCCAACACAGGATCGTTCTTTATTGGCAACGGCTCACAGCTAACAGGTGTCACAGCCAGCAGTGTTGACGCAAACAATTTAACTGGCAATACTCTAAGTTCAAATGTATTGTTCTCAAGTTTGACCACAGTTGGCACACTCACCAGCTTGTCAGTGAGTGGCACAGCAAATGCAACTGGAAATATAACAGGTGGAAATGTTCTAACTGGCGGATTGATTTCTGCAACTGGTAACATTACCTCAGCAGCCAATGTGTCGGGTGGTAATGTCCTAACAGGCGGAGTAGTTAGTTCTACAGGCAACATTTTAACAGGCGCCAACGTTGTGGCCACTGCTAACGTAATTGGTGGTAACATCAGCACAGGCGGGCTAATAACTGCCACAGGCAACGTTGATGCTGGTAATTTGCGTACCGCAGGATTGGTATCTGCCACAGGCAATGTAACTGGTAATAACATAACTACTGGCGGATTAGTAACAGCTACGGGCAACATTCAAGGTGGCAACTTAATTGCAACCACAGCAGTAGTTACTGGCAATATCATTGGCTCTTCTGCTATTGCAGTCACAACTACTGCCAATGCCAATATCTATCTGCAACCTAATGGCACTGGCAACATTGTTCTTGCTACCACTTTTATCAATTCTGTAGCTAGTCCTGTCCAGTCTACAGATGCTGCAACCAAACAGTATGTGGATGATTCTGTAAGTGCTGGCCTGACTATTCACACACCAGTGTATGTGGAAAGTCCCGTCAACTTAGTTGCAACTTATGCAGATGGTGGTACCACTCAAACAGTCACTACAATTTCAGGAAACAAAACACTGACATTTGGATCTAGTCCAGCACTGTTGGTAAATGATGTAATTGTTTTTAGCAGTACAACCAATGGTATTACTGCCGGTACAGCTTATTTTGTTTACAGTACCAATGGTAGCAATCAGATCACACTGAGTCTCAGTCATGATGGCACGGAAATAACCACGTTGACCAACGGTACTGGATTGACCATTGGTTCACGAGCTAACTCAGGTGTAGGTGCCACACTGACCAACGCTGCTGCAAATGCAGCTATTCAAATTGACGGTGTGACTCTAACCAGTAGTCAACGTGTGTTGGTTTACCAACAGACTAGTGCATTTGAAAACGGTGTTTATACTGTTACTGCGGTTGGTAATGCTACAGCCAGATGGGAGTTGACTCGTTCCACCGATACCAATACATATGGACCAAAGTCAACTTCACAATTGGACATAGGCGATTATTTCTTTGTGCAATCTGGTGATACAGGTGCAGGCGAAAGTTATGTTGTAACTGCCCCAACTGGGACAATTATATTTGGTACAACCAATATAGAGTTTACCCAGTTTGCTGCCAGCCAAGTTTACACAGCCAACACCTCAGCTGGTTTGAGTCTCATTGGCACAGTGTTCAACGCCAAAGTTGACAATGTAAGCACTGCATTTGATCTCAACGGCAACATTGTTGTCAAGGCCAGTGCAAACTTAACCACACCAAATATTGGTGCGGCTACTGGCACCAGTTTGAGTACCACAGGCAATATTGAAGGCGGCAACTTATTAACCGGCGGATTGATTAGCTCAACTGGTACCATAACTGGTTCAAGTTTGATTGGTTCAGTAGTAACAGCTTCTGGCAACGTGACTGGCGGCAATTTAATTACAGGCGGATTGATATCTGCCACATCAACCGTTACATCAGCTGCCAATATTACTGGTGCAAACTTATTGACAGGCGGATTGATTTCTGCTGTGGCCACAATTACTGGTGGCAACTTGGCCACAGGTGGTACAGCAAGTGCCACAGGCAACATTACAGGTGGCAACATCTTAACTGGTGGTTTAGTGTCAGCCACTGGCAATGGTATATTTGGCAACATTAGCACAAGTGGGGCAAGCGGCAACATCTCTGGTGCAAACGTAATTTCAAGTACCACACTCAGTGCCACAGCTAACATCACTGGTGGCAATGTCCTAACAGGTGGATTGATATCTGCCACATCAACCATTACATCAGCTGCCAATATTACAGGCGGCAACATTCTGACTGCTGGCCAAGTGTCAGCAACTGGCAACATCACTGGCAATTATTTCTTTGGTAATGGCAGTCAACTGACTGGTATTGATGCTACATCAATACAAAATGGAAACTCAAACGTTCGTGTTGTAAGCGCAGGTGGCAACGTTGCCATTGGAATTGGCGGCACAGCAAACGTGGCAGTATTTGCAACCACAGGTGAATATGTCACAGGTGAATTTAGTGCAAGCGGCAATGTTACTGGCGGCAATATCTTAACCGGTGGCCTGGTCAGCGCAACTGGTAACATTGTTGCAGCAGGTGTGCGTAATGCCGCTGCAAATAGCACAATAACATTTGTTGCTGGTAACGCTGAATCAGACAGCATTGTATTGACTCAAGTGGGTGCAAACATAGCTAATAGCGTAACTGTTAAAATTGGTGAAAGTACCGCTGCTCCGGGCGTATTTGGCCTGTTCACAACTGGTATACTTGACGGCAACGGAATACTTTCAAGTGCTAATATTACTCAAATTGGAAATGCAAACACCTGGGTGCTGGCACAAAATATACGCAGTAACAGCGTGGTAACAGCAGTAGGCAACGTTACAGGTGGCAATGTCCTAACAGGTGGATTGATTAGTGCAACTGGTAACATTACCGGCGGCAATGTCCTAACTGGTGGATTGATTTCAGCAACTGGCGACATCACTGGTGGCAACTTAGCCACAGGTGGTACTGCAAGTGCCACAGGCAACATTACAGGTGGTAATGTCTTAACAAGTGGATTAATCTCTGCAACTGCCAACATTACAGGTGGCAATATCCTAACTGGTGGATTGATCTCAGCCACATCAACAATTACATCAGCAGCCAACATAACTGGTGGCAATATTCTAACAGGTGGATTGATATCTGCCACATCAACAATTACATCAGCTGCCACAATCACAGGTGGCAACTTGGCCACAGGTGGTACTGCAAGTGCCGCAGGTAACATCACAGGCGGCAACATTCTAACTGCTGGCCAAGTATCAGCAACTGGCAATGTCACCGGCAACTACATCCTGGGTAACGGTAGCCAACTTACTGGCATTGATGCCACATCAATACAAAATGGAACTTCAAATGTTCGTGTTGTAAGCTCTGGTGGTAATGTTTCAATTGGAGTGGGCGGAACTGGCAATGTAGCTGTATTTGCCACAACTGGCGAGTACATTACTGGATTGTTGAGCGTAAGTGGTAACATTACTGCTGGCAACGTGTCAACTGCTGGCAATGCGGCAGCAGGTGGTTTCCTTAGCGACAACTTCTACTATGCCAACGGTGCACCAAGAACATTTGGTATCACTTATACCGCATCCACAACACCTCCACCAGGACCAAGCATTGGTGATCAATGGTACAATACCAGCACTGATATCTTGTATGAATACACATATGATGGCACAACCAACTATTGGGTTGACATTGTAAGTCCAGCGTTTGCTGCTGGTGTGGTTGCTAACATTGCTATTTCTGGCAGCATGTTGGTCAATGCCAACGCCACATACGACATTGGTAGTGCCAGTCAAACATTTGCCAACGTGTATGCTCAATATTACTTTGGTAACGGCAGTCAACTGACTGGTATTGATGCTACATCAATACAAAACGGCACATCAAATGTGCGTGTGGTAAGTTCAGGTGGCAATGTTGTAACGTCAGTTGGTGGCACATCCAATGTGATGGTTGTTAGTGCAACTGACGTGACCATTAACGGTAATTTGACTGTTACAGGAAATGCCACACTCAGCGGCAACATCATTGGAGATAGAGTACAAAATGGCACGAGCCAATTTGACATTCAAACTGCCAATGGCAATGCCAACATAACCATCAACGGGAATTCTAACGTTGCTGTGTTCAGTGAAGGTGCATTGACCATGAAAGGCAATATATTGCCTAGTGCCAACATCACATACAACTTGGGTAGTTCTACACAACGTTGGAATGATTTGTGGCTGGCCAATAGCACAATCTACATTGGTAATGCTCAATTGAGTGCCAACGCAACAGCACTAATTTTGACAAACCCAGCTGGTGGTGAAACTGTATTAGCTGGTGCTACTGCAGGTATAACTGGTGCAACAGTGAGTGCTACAGGCAATATCACAGGTGGTAACATCTTAACAGGCGGGTTGATATCTGCAACTGGTAATGTAACCGGTGGCAACTTGTCGGGTACTAATATTGTAGGTACACTGACCACAGCAAGCCAAACAAATATTACCGCAGTTGGTACATTGGGCAGTTTGACAGTTACAGGCAATGCAACAGGTGGCAATATCCTAACTGGTGGATTAATTTCAGCAACTGGTAATGTAACTGGTGGTAATATTCGAACAGGCAATATCACTATTACTGGTGATTTGATCAGCAGTTTAGGTGACACAATTACTATTGATCCGTACAACATAGGCAACACAGGCCATGTGATCATCAACGGTAACTTGCAAGTTAATGGTACAACAACTACCATTAACTCCAATGTGGTCAGCACAAACGACTTAACAGTCAACTATGCCAACAATGCAATCAACAGCGCCGCAGCCAATGGTGGTGGTATCGAAGTTGGTCCAATTGGTGGTGCGTTTATTACTTGGCTTTATAACAGTACAAGCAACGTTTGGGTAAGCAGTCTTGGTATTAGTGCTGTTGGCAACGTCACAGGTGGAAATATACTTACAGGTGGATTGATCTCTGCTGCTGGCAACATTACTGGTGGTAATATCCTAGGTGGTGCTAACGTTAACGCTACCACACACACAGGTGCCACAGTTTCAGTAACTGGTAACGTTGATGCTGGTAACTTGAGAACAGGTGGATTGATTAGTGCAACTGGTGCAATCACAGGTGCTGCAATTACAGGATCTAGTTTGACTGTGTCAACTGGCACAATCACTGGCGGCAACATTGTAAACGCTAACGGTAACGGCATTGGTAATATTGGTAGCTCAAGTGTGTATTTTAACACAGTATTTGCCAAAGCCACATCAGCACAATATGCTGACTTGGCAGAAAACTATCGCGCAGATGCTGCATACGAACCAGGTACTGTACTTGAATTTGGAGGCGATGAGGAAGTTACAATAAGTACCACAGATTCCAGCAAACGAGTTGCTGGAGTGGTATCAACTAACCCAGCGTATTTGATGAACGCAGGGCTCGGCGGCATGTATATTGCTGCTGTGGCACTGACTGGTCGAGTACCTGTAAAAGTTGAAGGACCAGTCGCTAAAGGAGATTTAATGGTATCAAATGGAAATGGACGGGCAAGAGCATGCATGGATGCAGTTCCAGTTGTGGGTACTATACTTGGTAAATCATTGGAAAACTTTACAGGCGGCGAGGGCACAATTGAAGTCGTGATCGGCAAACAATAAGGATGCTAAATGAGCTTTCCTACGTCGCCGACTAACGGGCAAATTGCCGTTGTAAACAATGTAGCATACGAATATGCGTCTGCTAATACCAGCTGGACTCGTGTTCTAAGCATTGCCAACATAATTCAGGCCAATGTAATATCTGCCAACGTGCTAAACGTTGTGCAGGCATTCAGCATCGCTGGTAATATTGCAACTGCCAACTACTTTATTGGCAACGGCGCATTCTTAACTGGCCTGCCAGTTAGTTATAGCAATACTGATGTAGCCAACTACTTGCCAACCTACACTGGCAATTTGGTCAGCCTAACTGGCCCAGTCACGACCACTGGCAATATAACTGCTAACAATGTTTTGTTTGGTACTGGCGTAGTATCAGGAACCGGCACGGTATACGCTGCCACTGTCAGCACCACTGGTAATGTCAACAGTGGGTTTCTCAGCACAGGCGAAGCATCAGTAGGTAATTTATTTTCAGGTGGCTATGTCAGTGCAAGCGGGAATGTAACCGGCAGTTACATTTTTGGCAATGGCGCATTGCTAACTGGTGTTATCACATCAGTGTCAAATATAAACAATGGCACGTCAAATGTCACAGTTGTTAGTTCAGGGGGCAATGTCACAGTTGGCGTGGGTGGCACAGGAAACGTTGCTGTTTTTTCCACAACTGGTGGATACATCACAGGTGAATTGAGTGCAAGCGGCAACATAACTGGTGGTAATGTTATTTCTAGTGGTGTCCGAGTTTACAAATGGACCACAGTAGCAAACACAGCACCATCTGGTGCAGTACCCGGTGACAACTGGTACGACTCTTACGCAGATAAATTATATCTCTATGTCAATGACGGAACTGGCAACGCTTGGGTTGATCAAAGTCCTCCTACTACATTTGCCAGTTTAACTGTTAGTGGAAATACATCAAGTGGTAATTTACTAACTGCGGGTCTGGTATCGGCCACTGGTAATATTACTGGTAATTACATTTTTGGTAATGGTGCATTGTTGACTGGTGTGATCACATCAGTATCAAACATCAACAACGGCACATCAAACGTCACTGTTGTGAGTTCAGGCGGCAATATTTCTGTAGGCGTAGGCGGAACTTCAAACGTAGCTGTGGTCAGCACTGATGCAGTGACTATAAAAGGCAATGTGTTGCCCAGCGCCAACGTCACATATGATTTGGGAACATCAACACAGCGTTGGAAAGACTTGTGGCTGAGTAACAGCACAATATATTTGGGAAATGCTCAGATTAGTGCTAATGCCACGGCTGTAACTATTACCAATCCTGCAGGTGGAAATACTGTTTTACAAGGTGCCACACCGTCTATTACTGGCAACACAGTCAGCGTATCGGGCAACATTACCGGCGACAATATTTTAGCTGGTGGTGTGATATCCGCAACTGGTAATATCACTGGTGGTAACGTATTGGGTGGAGCCAATGTTAATGCTACTACACATACAGGTACTACTGTATCAGTAACGGCAAACGTAACAGGTGGTAATTTACTAACTGGTGGGTTGATTAATGCCACAGGCAATATCACAGGTGGCAATGTCAACACCAACCAAGTGGTTGGCACCGGATTAACACTAGTATCTACTGGTGATCTAACACTCAGCGCAACTGGTAACATCAATGTCAACAACGAATACATCAACAACGTACCTACTCCGGTAGCTGATGGTGATGCTGTAAACAAACTGTATGTTGATAATTTTGTTACCGGACTTAATGTACATGATGCTGTAACGGCTGCTACTCCAACCACGCTGGCCACTATCACTAGCGGAACAATTACCTATTACAATGGTCCAGGATCCAATGGCGTTGGTGCTACACTGAGCACAACCGGCACATTCAACTTGATTGACACAGTGAATGTGCAAACAGCAGGCACTAGAATTCTAGTGCTGAATGAAGCCAATGCAGTGACCAATGGTGTGTATGTTTGGAGCAATGCCACAGCAATTACTCGTGCAAGTGATTACAACACTGTGCCCGAAGTTGAAGCTGGCGACTTTATGTTTGTTACCAATGGTGCCACATACGGCAACACCGGATGGATTCAAACTTCTACTGTATCAAATATTGGATTCGCTGGCAATAACATAACATTTACACAGTTTTCAGGATCTGGCACATATAGTGCTGGGACTGGCCTTACACTTACTGGCACCACGTTTAGTGTAAATGCAAGTCAAACACAAGTGACTTCGGTTGGTACATTGGGTAGTTTATTAGTAACAGGTAACGTAACAGGTGGTAACGTCCTAACAGGTGGACTAATAAGTTCTACTGGCAACATCACAGGTGGTAATTTATCAGGCACTAGCATTGTGGGTACACTGACCACAGCCTCACAAACAAACATTACCGCACTTGGTACATTAGGTTCATTAACAGTCACCGCCAATACCACTAGCGGTAATTTACTCACAGGTGGTGTGATATCTGCAACTGGCAACATCACTGGCGGTAACATCTTGGGTGGTGCAAATGTCAATGCCACAACACATACTGGCACAACTGTATCAGTTACAGCTAACATAACTGGCGGCAACATCTTAACCGGCGGATTGATATCTGCAACTGGTAACATAACCGGTGGCAATCTTGTTCTCAGTGGCGGCATCGTTGACAACACAGGCAATTTAGATCTACAAACTTCTGCGGCAAATGCCAACATCAATTTCACACCCAATGGCAGTGGTAATGTTTATTCAAATGCAAATGTATTTGTCAATGGATTGATTTCTGCTAGTGGCAACATCACTGGCGGCAATATTATTACAGGAGCAGGATCGGGTGGTAACTTAACTGGTGCCAATGTAATTTCTGCCAATACCGTTACTGTAACAGCCAACATAACTGGTGGTAACATCTTAACTGGTGGTATTATATCAGCTACCGGCAATATAACTGGTGGTAACTTACGAACAGCCGGATTGATTTCGGCAACTGGCACAGTAACTGGTAGTCAATTCAATGGATCAGGTGCTGGATTAACGTCAATACCAGGCGCCAATGTGTCAGGCACTGTGGCCAATGCAACTTATGCAACGAGTGCAGGCAGCTCAACCACAGCTAGTACAGTAACCACAGCAGCCCAACCAAATATTACATCAGTTGGTACATTGAGTAGTGTGACAATTTCTGGTGTTACCAGTGTAGGCGGGGCTATTACTCGTACCGCAGCCGGAACGGGATATCTCAATGGAAATTATAATTCCATTGAGACAATTAGTACATCAGGAGCAATTTATTCTATTGGCGGCTCTTATGTTCCTTTAGCCACCAGTCTCAATAACATGTACGGCATAGGCTATGGATATTCAGGACAAACTGCCAACGTTGGCGGTAGTTCAGGTGTACCAGTAAATCGTTGGGGAATGTATGTTGCTTCGGCTGGAGTCTCAAGAATTTTCTTAGATTCAGATAGTAGTATTGTTTATGCTGCTACTTTTAGTGGTGTATCAACTACAGCCAAATATGCTGACTTGGCAGAATTGTATTCCGCTGATGCCGAATATCCACCAGGCACAGTGGTAGATTTTGGTGGCACATGCGAAATAACATTGAGTGTGGAATCCGGAAGTAATAGAATAGCCGGTGTGGTATCTACAAATCCGGCTCACTTGATGAATTCCACTTTGGAATCCACGCACACAGCAGCCGTGGCACTGTCTGGCCGAGTTCCAACCCTGGTGATCGGACCTGTACGCAAAGGCGATATGATGGTGTCAGCAGGTAATGGTCATGCACAGGCATGTGCCACACCGGCCATGGGCACAGTGATTGGCAAAGCAGTTGAAGACTTTGTTGGCGCATCTGGCACAATTGAAATTGCAGTAGGAAGATTATAATGGCATTTCCAACATCACCAACTAATGGTCAGCAAGCCAACATTAATGGTATAACTTATACTTACAGCAGTGCGGCCACAGCATGGACGGTGAGCACATCTGTCAGCAATACGTTTGTGAGTATCAACGTGAGTGACAATGTGAACAGTGGCAATGTATTGGCCACTGGCGTGATTAGTGCCACTGGCAATGTATTGGGTGGCAACTTGTCAGGTACCAACATTGTGGGCACATTGACCACAGCCGCACAAACAAACATCACAAGTGTTGGCACATTAGGCAGTTTAACTGTTACAGCCAACACAACCAGTGGCAATATCCTAACAGGTGGATTGATCTCCGCAACCGGTAATATTGCTGGCGGTAACGTAATTGCAACTACTGGATTAACAGCTGGTACATTGTCGTTAACCGGCAACACAATCAGCTCAACTGATAGTATAATCACAATTGATCCTGCTTCTGCAGGATCAAGTGGCGCAGTTTTCATTCAAGGTAATTTGAGTGTTACTGGTAATGTAACATATATCAACTCCAACAACGTTACCACAAATGACTTGACCATTAACATGGCCAACAATGCAGCCACTGCCGCCGCTGCTAATGGAGGTGGTATTGAAGTTGGCCCAGCTGGCGCACAGTATGCAAGTATCACCTACAACAGCACCGGCAACATCTGGGTAGTTAGCAATGGTGCCAACGTAAGTGGTGCAGCCAGCGTAACTGGCAACGTAACCGGCGGCAATATCTTAACAGGTGGGTTGATATCAGCAGCCGGCAACATCAGTGCAAACAATGCCACTTTCACATCTAATCAAACTTTGTCTTATGGCACAGCCAATGGTGTGGTATATCTCAATGACTCCAAGGTAGCAACAAGTGGTACTGCGCTGGTTTTTGATGGTACAAATTTGGGTATTGGGACGAGTTCGCCATCATTTACCGCTGGCTCTGGTGGTTTGATGATTTCTGGACTTAAACCCGCATTAAGACTTAGCTCAACAACAACTGGCTCTGGCACTTGGGAAATTTATGCTGATTCTGCGTCAGCAGGTGGTCTTGGATTTTATGAAAGACAAAATGCTCAAACCATGATGTACCTTGATGAAGGCGGTAACTTGGGTGTTGGGACTACATCACCTTCTACTGGTAAATTTAGTGATGCGTCATATGCGTTTTTAATTCAATCAGCAAGTACAAGCACTGGTACAAACATTTTTGCCAGCAACTCTGATAACTCAAAATTTGTTGGCGTATGGAGCGGTCATTCAAGCGCAAACTCAGCAGTAGGCGTTAAATCTGGCACTGCGCTTACATTCGGCGCATGGTCAGCAATAACCGGGGTAGGTGGATTTACCGAAAATATGCGAATCAGCTCCGACGGGGTGCTTCAAGTTGGGAGAACAGGGGGTTCTGCTCCTGATGGGAAACTTCAAGTTATTGCATCTGGCACAGGCGCAGGAACCGCAAACACCAAACTTGGTTTTGCTCTAATTGAAGATGATTCAGGCAATGGGGCAGGCTTGTGGTTGGGTTCAATGACCAACCAAAATACAGGAGTTATTGGCTCAAGAACTGCTTCTGGCAATATTGCTTTCCAAACCTACAACGGCGGCTGGGGTGAGCGGATGCGCCTTACTTATGACGGTAACTTTAAAATTACTCAAACACCTGGTAAATACACAGTTGACGTAACTGGAGGAGCTACCAGTATTGCTAACGGCGGCACAGTTGATTTTCCTAGTGCGTCAGGAATGCTAGTAGTGAATAATTGGTTTAATGGAGCTATAACATTGTACCTTTGCGGTGGCGGAGCAGTAACTGTAGTTTCAAACGTCATTGCTCAAGCTGGATCTTTTGCTTATAACAGTGGTATTGGTGGGTATACTTGGACTAATAATTATGGTGGAACTGCTACATTTGGGTTCTTCTTTGTCCGAACAAGGGATACAGCTTAAGGAAAAAAATGGAATATACTGTCAACAAGATTCAAGACCAATCATTTGGATATAATATTTCAATGGAACATTTGGGGGAAAAAATTAACTTTAATGTTTTTTGTGCAAACAGTGAAACTGAAATTCCCGAATTGGTAGCCCATCACCTTGCTTTTTTAGAAGCACCCGTCCCTGTATATCAGACTGACCCCCAAGTCTCTAGTTTACAAACTTTACTAGAACAACAACAAGCACTCATCACCCAACTAACCGCTCGTATAACCGCTTTGGAAAACGCATAAGTCACAAACTGGCCAACTCTACTCGTTCCACAGCAGCCAGTTTTTGTTGAACACTATCAATGTTTAGTGTGCTCCACAAGCCAGGATGCATGGGCTTGGGCCATGTGCCCACAGCAATCCATGCATAGCCAATGTGTTCGTCGTTTAACACAGGCTGAAATTCTTGATCCAGCACACAAACCCAGGTGTGATATTCAAACACACCATCTGCTGATGTGAATTTTTCTAGTGGCATGAGTCGACGATAGTCTGGAAAACTGCCTAATTCCTCTTGGCATTCACGTTCCATTCCGCCCAACAGCGTTTCGCCTGCTTCTACCTTGCCGCCAGGTAATCCCCATGCGCCAGGATGTTTGACGTCATTTCTTAAGAGATATAGATAACGGCCAGTGTCACGGGCCAGGAACCATACACCCACTGCTTTTACAGTACTAGGCTCCAGGTGCCTGCTGGGTATTCCCCTTGATAACTTTTGGTCCATTCTGCTCCAGTCCATTCATATTGTGTACCAGTAGTTATGTTGGTCACATACTGCACCGCAGTTTCTCCCGCACTCACAAATGACACACGCCAACGTGCGCCATCCCACTCAATGATGTCATTGGCTGACGCCACCAACGGCTGTCCTGCTGTGCCTGCCCAAGCAGTAGGGTTGGCCACATTGTCATAGTTGCCAGTGCTTTCGGTCAACAAGTAACGCACACCTGTAACAGGTGACGGCAATCCGTCTCCTGGACCACTGATCAGCGGATCAATGATAGCGTCAATTGGATTCAGCGTATTTTGTGGTGCTGTGTCTGCATCAGGAGTGAATATGACCAATCGATCATCATCAGGGTTGATCACAATGGTGCCAATAATGGGTGGACTGTCACTGTCTGGCGGCGATTCAACAGGACGATTCAATCTAATCTGACTGATACCCGGACGCAACACGCCATACGCTGAAATCACAGCAGGCCATAACAATGGCGAATCTGCCACAATAGCAGTGGGATCTAAGTCCGCATAAGCACCATTGGGCACCACAGTACGAGCCGGCAGCACTTGAATCTGATTGTTGATCACAACCAGTTTGTAACCCCACGGTGTGAACATGGGACGAGTTCCCAGCAACAGATCGTTGTTGGTTATGGCATCAGCAGCGTCACCTTGTGCGTCAAAGATGCCGGCAATGATGCGTTCCACCACACCCAGTTTCTTGATCTTGGCTGGAGATGAAATCCATATGGGCATGGAGAATTTGATGCTGGCAATATCAATGGGATTTTCTGTGCCCATTGGAATAGTTCTTGAACTCCAACTCAGTTGATCCAAATACATCACACTCAAACTTGACCAGTCAATGTAGTTGTCTGTACTTTGTAGTTCTAACGAAGGATTAAACAGGGTCAAAATCTGTTCAAATAATTGCAATTTCTGATTGGTGTTTGATGTCCAAATGTCCAGTGTTACACTCAACTTGTACGGCACAGGCATCAGTCGTTCAATGGTAAATGCATTGCCTTGTGTGGTGTCGTATGATTCTGTAGCAGTGTCGTATGTGCGTTGGCGCACTGAGAATCTGTCCACAAAAGTGGGATCTTGTATTCTTGGTCGATCGTATTCAAGATTGTTGATGTAAAAAGTCATTAAGGGAGTTGATGGCAATGCACTGGCAGAGTTTTCTTGAATGATGGTCTGTGCATTGCGACTGGAATCACCATAGCGCACAGGCACACGCAACAGGGTGGCTTTGTTTACGCCGTCAGTTTCGTTGCCGTACTCAATTTGGAATCCTGAAAAGATTCTGGTAAATTGCAGTAGGAACCTGCGTATTTGTGCGTCGTAAAAAAATTGTTGCATGTTTATCTTGAATAAGGTGGTGGTGGGTTAGGTGGCAAGAAGCCGCCTTGGTCACCATTGTCTGCCTTGGGTTTGAGAGCTTGACTCAAACTCTGACGCTGTGGTACAGCACCCAAGTCCGTGGTATTGGTAGTGTATGTATTGTTCACAAAACCTGAGCGTTGTGTTTGATTGGTTGCGGCATTGTCTAGTTGTGTTCGCACTTTTTCCTCGATCTTGATCCATGATCTTCCGTTGTAGCGAAACAGTCTGTTGGGTTTGTAGTCCAGTCTCAAACAGTAATCGCCACTCACAGCATTGGCTGGAAAGCTCACACCTGGAGTCACAGGCAAGCCGTTAGGAGCAAAACCATCACCAGTTAGATAGCCTGCTGTATAACCATCTGCTCGTGGAGTGATGTTCATGCCACCCTGTGTACCATCCACTGTGGTGCCGTCAATTGTGCTCAGGCTGGTCGGATTGGCAGGTTGGCCATCGTCCAGTGTGGCCACAACATAGAACTTTTCAACATCGTACCCACTGAGTGGAACTTCCACATTGGCCTGTGCAAGTATGTCGTCATTGATCTGTTGATCTTTGGGTCGGGTACTTTGCATGTCAGAGATTGTGGGCGGAGTATACTCAGACCAATAAGTTGTATCTGTAATTTCTGTGCCAGCAGGCACATTTCTCGTGGCTCGATAATACACATCACCGTAATTCACAATGCTACCGCCAGGATAGAAATCACCCGGATCCCAAATGTATTCAGACACAAACGGCTTGTCTAGTATGCTGTTGTATTCTTGTGCATTGGTCAGTGGTGTGGCCTTGATGCGCCACAAGTGCGGCAACCAAGTTTGACTGAAACCTTCTGACGCAAAGTTAGCATCCTGGATCACATAGTATCTGGGCAAGGCTAATGGCAAGGCAGCATTTAGGGGATTATAATCTTTCAGGTTTGGCACTTCAATAACATCACCGTTCATGAGTTTGCGACCAAACGTATCTATCATATCGTTGTAGTGAAAGGTCACAAACAAGGTATCTGAGTTTAAAAACAATCCAAATTGTGTTAGATCAAAGTCCACATCCTGCACACGATACACACCGCGCATGACATAGATATCTGGAGCATACACTCTGTCTCTGTTTTCCAGCAACAGCAAGTCTTGAATGTTTAAGGGGCTTTGCTCATCATAAATGGGCTGTGTGGCATCAGCATTGCCCGACAGCGCAGAGTCCTCGCCCCCAGTTTGTGGGCCCAGATATTTGTGAACATAGATATCTAATCCGCCCACAGTGTACATTTCACTGATGGTGCGGTCAAAAAATTGGTAGTCTCTTGTGCGATTTGGGCGGTATAAACTTAGACGTGGCATAACATATATTTATGGGCCGGTTGACCAATAATTCACAACCTGTTATACTTTGGGCATGAAAGTAGTTAAACTGGACCGCAGATTCCGCCAATACAAACAGCACGGGCATGTGATTGCTGTGCGATGTGATAGTTGGCTGGGGGAAGGCACATCTTTTGAACAAATATGCAAGACCAAACTGGGAGGCCGAGGCTACATGCCCACCAACGATTGGCATGCTTACTTTGGCAAAAACAACGGCCGCGCCAACCGCCCATTCTGGGTCTCCTTCCGCAGGGAATCAGATCTTACTTTAGTACTACTTTCTGCCCAGTTGACCAAATAATCACGATCTGCTATAATACACACTTGTTCACTACAGGAGCCCGTATGCAAAAGGCAGCAAATTTTGTTGCAAAGTACTCTACTGCCAACAAGTCCAAAGCAGTGGTGCCCTATGACCTAATAAAAGCCACAGAAAAATGGGTGGAGTACAGCCTGGACATTGTGGATATGAATCGTATTTTGATGCAGTCAGACTTTGACACCAAATGGCGTCTGATGGAGGCCCTGGACATTGCAGAGCGCAAGAGAAAGTACATGTACAACCACAAAAACTTTAAACTCAAACGTGCCACGCAATTGTTTGAACTCTGCCGAGATTTACCTGTAACATAAGTAAGGACACACATGAGCACCACATTCAAAATCAAACTGCTAAACCCCCGCAGTTCCGACACCAACATTCTGGGCACAGAGCCCACCTGGCAAATCCAGCCCACTGAATACAGAAAAACCAAATTGAGTGAAGCATTCTCCTGGTACAATTATTTTTATGGCAAAAAAGATGCCCGGGACATGATTGTAAACTATCTGGAAACACATGACCGTAAGGCAGATGTACGGTTGCTCAAGGGCATTCCGGATTCGGCAATTCGACTGACCACAGGCTGGCTGTGTCGCATGAGCATGGTTGGATTGGAACTGTTAGATACAGAACAGCTCAAATTAGAAAACCAACTGCGAGAAATACTGGACAGCAAACAAAACGAAGTTGTGCCCGAAGTAGTGGTGGAAGATACCACACCACGAATTACCATCCAAGACCGACTGCGCGAAAAGACAGCAGAGTGCAACGGCGAATTGGAAGGCTTGTTTGACGAGTTCTTGCTGAGTGGTGCCAAAATGACAGCAGACTTCAAGCCTGTCACAATCATGCGTGGCCTAAACATTGCACCGCAAATGATCAGTCAAATTACAGACAATTGGAAACGCAAGCTCACAGAGTTTGAGCATGTGGTAGAAGGCAAAGATCCCCAGTTGGTTGAAGGCTACAGTCATCTCTCCAAAATACAATTGCGTAATGTGATCAAGTTTTGTGAAGCAGTGGTCAACGACTGCGGTGCTTATGTACAGATCAAGAAAGTGGAACGCAAGCCGCGCAAGGTCAAAGCAGTGCCGCCGGAGAAGCGGGCCGCCAAGTTTAAGATGCAGGTAGAGTTTGCAGAACTCAAACTCAAATCATTGCCAGCCGCAAGTCTTGTGGACAAAACAGAAGCCTGGTTGTATGACAGCAAAAAACGCAAGCTCATCCACCTTGTGGCAGACAGCCACACACAGTCATTCACTGTAAAGAACAACTCAATCATTGGCTACTCAACTGTGGATACAGTACAAAAGACTCTGCGCAAGCCAGCAGAACAGCTGAAAGGCATTACAGGTGCAGGCAAACCAGCCGCCCGCAAAGCGTTCAAGGACATCAAAGCCACAGAAACTGCATGGAATGCCCGTGGCACAGAAAACTTGATCATACTAAAGAGTTGGTAAATAGGAGCAATGACGCCTAACAATGCCCGCACTGTTTTTAACAAAATTGAAGTTTACATTACCAACGTTTGCAATCTAACTTGCGAACAATGTAATAGATTTAATAATTTTGATTTCAAGGGCTGGCAACGATGGAGCGATCATGCTGAACAATACAAGCAGTGGGCAGAGTTAATTGATCTAAAGGCCATCACCATAATGGGCGGTGAGCCTTTGCTCAATCCCACAATCGTAGAATGGATACACGGCCTTAACGATGCATTTGGGATTGAAGTGCAAGTGCTAACAAATGGCACCCGACTTACCCAAGTACGGGGCCTGTATGACGCTATTGCACATGCCAAACCACGGAACGGAAACAAGAACAGTATTGCCATAAGTTTGCACAATTTAGCAGACTTGGAGCAATTACAAGCAGACATACATGAATTTTTGGAAGGTCCTGTAAAACAAAACACGCACCGTCCTGATTTGTGGAACGCTGACTATCAATATTCAGACCGCAATGGTGTGTTTATAAATGTTTATTTTCAAAACAGTTTTGATACATCTACAGTGCAAGTTAACCCAGAAGGGCGTTATGCATTATTCAACAATGACCCTGCAATAGCACATGACGCATGCACTTTTGTAAAATTTAAAAGCTATCATTTTATACGTGGCAAACTGTACAAATGCGGCCCTGCGGCACTCTTGCCTGAGTTTGATCTTCAACATAAATTTGATATTTCTGATAGCGACCGAGAACTACTAAACTCCTACCAGCCGCTTACAGTGGATAATTTTGCTGAATATAAAGATGAGTTTTTAGAAAGTCTAAACAACCCTATTGCTCAGTGTAAGTTTTGTCCTACACATAGAAAAAATATAATGATTGCTCCGGTACGCAAAGGCAGCATCAAGCTATAAATATAGCACTGGAGTTCCTATGGCAGAACAGCAAGACACACTATCTCAGCTCAAACAAAATCTCATTGAATATGTACAGCTTCAACTGGGCAGTCAAATCATTGATTTAGAATTGGATCCAGCACACTACGAAGCCGCGTATGCCAAAACAATTGGCACCTACCGTCAACGAGCCAACAATGCGTATGAAGAAAGTTATAGTTTTTTCACACTAGTCAAAGACGAAAACATCTACACACTACCCCAAGAAGTTGTGAGTGTGCGCCAGTGCTTTCGCAGAACTTTTGGTGATTCTAGCGGACCCTTTGCGTCAAATTTTGATCCGTTTGCACAAGCATCATTAAATGTTTACTTGATGAACTTTAACGTGGCAGGCGGCCTTGCTACCTACGACTTTTACAGTCAATACGTTGAGTTGGCTGCCAAGATGTTTGGCGGCTTTTTTAATTACACATTCAATCAGGTTACTAAAAAATTACAACTCATGCGTGATCCTAAAAACACCGGTGAAGCTGTGTTGATTTGGACGTACAATCTAAAACCTGAAATCAACTTGCTGAGTGACTATCAAATATCACAATGGATCCGTGACTACATGGTGGCCAACTGTAAAATGATCATTGGTGAAGCACGTGAAAAGTTTGGCACTATCGCCGGACCGCAGGGCGGTGGTAGTCTAAATGGCGCTGCCATGAAAGCCGAAGCTCAAACCCAAATGGATGGACTACTTGAGCAACTCAAAATGTATGTGGATGGTTCGCAACCTCTTACTTGGGTAATTGGTTAACACACACTAGACACACAGTCATAAATCTGTTATAATCATCAAATGGACTTGATGATTGACCTTGAAGGCTTGGGAACAGGCCCCGACACTACTATTCTTACCATTGCTGCCCAAGCATTTGATCCGTTTGGCACGGGCCATTATGAGCAATCATTCTATGCCAGAGTTACCTTGGAAAGCCAAGAAACTCGTAGCATACAGCAAGGCACTATAGAATGGTGGGCCACACAACCTGCTGTGGTGCGTGACGAAGCATTCTCCGAAGAAGACCGTATACCCTTAGATCAAGCATTGGATGGCCTGGGCCGGCTGATTTGGCATGCCAAACGTGTGTGGGCACAAGGTCCAACATACGACATGAACATCCTAGAGCATGCCTACAAGAGTTACAACAAACCCCTGCCCTGGCAATACTATATGGTACGTGATAGCCGCACAGTGTTCTCGTTATGGCCTGAACAACCCATGCCTCCTACCACACACCATGCACTAGAAGACTGTCGCAGACAAATTGGCATGCTACAAAATACACTTAAATATCTCAACGTTCGGGAGTTAAAATGATCATTGGCATCTGTGGATTCATTGGGTCTGGCAAAGACACTATTGCTGACTACCTTGTAAATTTACACCACTTTCGCAGAGAAAGTTTTGCTTCAACACTAAAAGATGCTGTGGCACAAGTGTTTGGTTGGGACCGAACCATGCTGGAAGGGCGCACAAAACAAGCTCGTGAATGGCGTGAGCGTGTGGATCCATGGTGGGCAGAACGCCTGGGCATGCCCACCCTAACGCCACGTTGGATCTTGCAGTACTGGGGCACCGAAGTGTGTAGAGCAGGATTTCACGATGATATCTGGATTGCCAGTTTAGAAAACAAACTGCGTCACAGCCAAGATGATGTTGTGATTTCAGATTGCCGTTTTCCCAACGAAATTCTAGCTATTAAAAATGCTGGTGGGCGTGTGATTAGAGTTATACGTGGACCAGAGCCTACATGGTATAATTCAGCTGTGAGTGTGAATCGTGGCGCTAATGGCAATTCAACTTGGGCACTAAGTCATCGAAAACTAGAAAAGCTGGGGATTCATGCATCAGAAACTGCATGGGTGGGCACTGAATTTGACGCTGTGTTAGACAACAACGGTACCTTGGATGACTTGTATCAGCAGGTCAAGAGTCTGGTTCAAGATCGCCCTGCCGCCACGCAAGATCGCTCTTAGACAGCTCTACTTCACAGTTTCTACAAACTGATTTGAGATTCTTAAGTGCGGCATTGTTCAAGTTGCCATCCACGTGATACACAAAGATCTGACCAGCGTATTTGGCTTTGAATCCACAGCGATCGCAACTCATCTTTTTCTTATAGCCAGCTGATTTCCAGCGTGGCTCTCTAGGTTTTAGTCCACGTCCCTTCCTAGCACAAGTCTCACACCTTGATCGATAGTGTGTGATGTCATCACGTTTGTAGTTCACAGCACAAGGTCGCTGGTGACAGGCTTGACAAATGGGTCTCATACGGTATTTAGCGGCATGGACCTTTGCCAAAGGTATTCAAAACGGCTGTTTTTTTCAAGGTCTCTATAAATATTAGAACTTGAAAAGGATTCAACCATGGCTCTCATATCACCCGGCGTACAAGTAACAGTAATTGACGAAAGTCAATATATTCCATCAGCAGTCAACACAGTACCATACTTCTTGATTGCCACAGCGCAGAACAAAGTTTCTGGCTCTGGCGTTGGAGTAGCAGCTGGTACCACCGCAGCTAACGTTAACAAAACATATTTAATCACCAGTCAGCGTGATTTGACAGCCACTTTTGGTGTGCCATTCTTCTATAACACAACCACTGGTACACCTATCAATGGTTACGAACTCAATGAATACGGTTTGTTGGCTGCTTACAGTTCATTGGGCATTTCAAACCGCGCTTATGTTCAGCGTGTGGATGTGGATTTAACTGACCTTACTGCCAGCTTGACTCGTCCAACTGGAACGCCAAATGATGGCGCCTATTGGTTGGATACTTCGACTTCAGTATGGGGCATGCAAGAGTGGAATCAAAGCACTAGTGAATTTACTGTGATCACCCCATTGGTAATTACTGATGCAGCTGATGTCACAGCATCTGTCAGCGGCACAACTGGTTTTGACATTTATACTCCTGTCTCTACCATAGGCAGCATTGGTGATTACGCCGTGGTAGCATATGGTGCTAACAACAGCTATGATCTACGCAACGTTGGTTGGTACAAAAATGCCAGTAATACCTGGGTAGCAGTTGGTGACGCAGCTTGGCAAGCATCTTGGCCCACAATTCAAGGCAATGTAACCAATCCCACACTCACAGCAGGACAAAGCATTTTCATCAACGGCACGTCGGTTGCTGTGCCTATTGCACCCAACAACGACTTGGCAGGATTTGTGGCTGCGGTGAATTCAGCAGCCATTACAGGGGTGACCGCAGCCGCAGTTAGCGGTAAATTTACTATCTACGCAGATGACACAGCAACCAATGACGGCAGTACTGCCAATGGTGGTATTGTCAGTATTATTCCCAATGCCAGTGGCACTGCGTTGTGTACTGCTCTTGGTATTTCAGCAATTGAATACTTTGCTCCAGTTTTTGTTACTGGATATAGTTATCAAGCACCGCGTTGGAGAACCACAGACACCACACCAAGACCAACAGGATCAATGTGGAACAATATCAGCGCAGCAAACAATGGTGTTGCACTGCAAGTAAAAAAATACAGTGCCGCATTAGGAGAATGGGTCCTACAAAGTTGCCCTATATTCACCACAGGCACTAATGCAATTTATACATTAGATCCCGCAGGCGGCGGCAAAAATATTCCAGTTGGAACATTATGGGCACAATCTGGTGCTAATGCCGGCGAAACAACACCACTTAATTCGTTTGGATTTGAAATTTACGAACAGGTTGTATTTGGCCAAACTATAGTCACAGGGGACACTACTCCTGGAGTAAATGGTGACAGTTTGTTTGTTGCTGGAAATCAGTTTGTATTACAAGGTTCTATTCCAGGATCAACAAGTGCAAATACTGCCACAGTAACACTAACTGGAACTAGTATTTCTAGTTTTATCACTGCTGTTAGTGCAG